AGGTTACTGCTACTGATTTCCACCGTGATGGCTCGCAGTCTTATGTTGCTCATTCTGGTCTTGCCGGCAATGTTTCTCCCTTTGTTTGGAATGATCCAAAGCTTGAAACGGATTTGACCAATGCAACGGCTGCTACCATTAATCAGCTCCGACAGGCGTTTCAGGTACAACGGCTATTTGAGCGTGACGCGCGAGGCGGTACACGCTATACGGAGATTATTCGCTCACACTTCGGTGTGATTTCGCCTGATGCTCGAGTTCAGCGTCCTGAGTATCTCGGTGGTGGTCGTATCTCCGTTAACGTCAACCCGGTTGCTTCGACTACACCCGTGACTGATGCGCCTCAGGCAACTCTTGCGGCTTTCGGTACTGCTGGAACGAACCGTGTTGGTTTCTCCAAGTCTTTCACTGAGCATTGCATCCTCATTGGTATTATGTCTGTACGTGCCGATTTGACCTACCAGCAAGGCCTCGACCGTATGTGGTCTCGCCAGACCCGATACGATTACTACTGGCCGGCTCTGTCCCATATTGGTGAGCAGGTGGTGCTGAATAAGGAACTATTCACCCAGGGTACCGCTGAGGATGATGGTGTATTTGGTTATCAGGAACGCTATGCGGAGTATCGCTACAAGCCTTCCAAGATTACCGGTAAGTTCCGTTCGACTTATGCCCAGCCTTTGGATGCGTGGCATTTGTCCCAGAACTTTGCTTCCCTACCCGTTCTGGGCCAGAGCTTCATTGAGGAGAACCCGCCGGTTGATCGTGTGATTGCCGTTCCCTCGGAACCGCAATTCCTTGCGGATATTCTCGTGTCCATGCGTTGTGCTCGTCCAATGCCGCTCTATGGTGTGCCAGGCCTCATTGACCACTTCTAGGAGGATTTATGGCCGGATACATCAATCCATCACCGCTTGGTGCCGCGTTGGCACCTATCGAAATCACAAAGGCGGCATCGTCCGCCTCAGGAGGTTCCATGAATCCTTTGGCTGCTGTTGGTTCAGCGCTTCTTGGACCGGTTGTTTCCGGTATCTTTGGTAGCCGTGAGGCGTCGACTGCTCGTGATTTTCAGGAGCGCATGGCTCGTAATTCGATGCAGTATCGTGTTGAGGATTTGAAAAAGGCCGGACTCAATCCTTTGTTGGCACTTGGTACACCAGGTGCTCAGACTGGATCGACAGTAGCAGCTTCGATGCCCGCTGCCGGTGATGCCTACTCTGCTTATTCGCAGGCAAAGCTGCGAACGCAGCAACAGAAGCTTATGAACATGCAGGAGCAGCAGTCATGGAGTGCTGTGAAGATGAATAACGCAACGGCATTTCGTCAAATGCAGGAAGGTCGTATTGCTCAGCAGGACGCTGACGCTTTTGCTACTCTGTTTCAGAAGTTTGGCAATTCTGCCAAGTTCGGTACCGAACTGCTTAAGTTACTTTTATCTCGGAGGTAATCAAATGTTTCGCAAGCCCTATATTCATGAACCCTCGGAAGGCATTTCTTTTGACCCTGATGAACGGATGACTGAAGGTTCACATGCACACGAATGTGATATTAATTTCATCATGAAGAAGTATCAGTCTCAGGGAGTGTTGACTCATGTCAACAATCGCCCTGCGCTATATGATGATGTTCCGGAAATGGATTTTCACCAGGCAATGGATGCAATCATCGAAATGCAGGAGCAATTCATGGAGTTGCCTTCTGTTGCCAGGAAGTATTTTGGCAACGATCCGCACAATTACTACGAAGCGCTCAAGAATGGCGCTGATTTGGAAGCCATCATGTCTGGAGAGTTGGAACGGATGTTCCCGGATAGTGATTCTGCTGATAGTGATAATGTGCCTGCCGAACCTGCAGGCGATAGTGAGATTGACTCATCAGACGATAACTGACGTTTTTTTGAAAACCCCTCCCTGTGTTGGTTTTGCCCGGGCTTTGCCCGGGCTTTTTATTCCAGGCTGGCCTGAAATCCGGCGGCGATTCGCCAGAATCGCCAGAGGATTGCAGGCCCACCTTCCAAGACCGGAAGGTCTTTCCTGCTGTGTATCTCACCTGTTGTTGTAATTTCGAGGTCTACTAGTGTGGTCAGAGTGTGGTGAAGCTGTGAGCAGATTGTGGATAACTGCCGGAGCGCAGTTATCCCCAATCTGGTCACGGTTTCTCCACACGGCCCGAAGGGCTGTCCACACGGTGCTGTTCGATGTCGTAGCTCCGGACGGAGCCACTAGGTTTTGTAGGGTTTTCCCTCGAGGTCGTGATGCTCGAGGGACTGCCTTCGCTCCCTGGCCTATTAATATACTTGATGTTAATAGGCCAGGTGACAGGAATTCAGCCCACTGCCCCCCTAGGGTTTGTAGGGTTTTCCCTTTATGACCCTATAATATCTTTTCATTTCATATATTTACGGCCTTGAGCTATGCTTTTCCTGAACCCTCACACAGGAGATTGATCATGACTTTTCTCGATGCTCGGAACACCAAGGCTTGTGAGCCCCTTTACCTCCTGATCTGGGATGCTGGTTGGTTCCCGGACTGCGTCATCCTTCCGTCTGTTCTATTCCCTTATGCTGGACATTTTGCGATTTGTGATGAGGTGCATTTTTCTGTTGATGATGTTTCCTGCTATGACGATAGCGAATCTCTGAGCCGCCCTCAGAGCCTTTCTCAGTTGACTTTGTTCTAAAGGGTACTCTCATGCACATTCACACCTACGCCCGCCTCAAAGGCCCCCTCCTTCGTCCTAATGCCCTTGGCTACCCGGACCTTCGGGTTTACGCTCACCGTCATCAGTACTATGCTCTCTGGGAATGGCTCCTGGACGATATGTTGCTATTTCCCTTGCTCTATCCCTTCTGTCTGGGTGTCAGACATTAACCCTTACTAAATGCGAGGTATTTACCTATGGCCCGTCGTCGTCGTATGTCCCGCCGTCGTTCATCCCGTGTCTTTCGCCGTGGTCTTCGCTCCCGGCGTCGCAACCGTCGCTCCCGGCCTATGCGCGGTGGATTCAGGATTTGACCTCATGGCGTGCAACCTGCCCCTGCCGGCCGCCCAGCTCCCGGGCGGCCGTGTCAGGGTGTTTCCGCGTGGTGCCGCGCGAGTAGGCCTTCCCGATGGTACGAGGATGTTTGAGGTACCTTGTGGCGTATGTATGGGATGCCGCATTGACAATGCCCGTTCCTGGGCTGTTCGTTGTGTCCATGAGGCCCAGATGCACGATGCAGGTTCATTTGTCACATTGACCTATGCCGATGAGCATTTGCCGAACGATGGCTCTCTGGACCCGGGACACCTTCGCGATTTCATGAAGCGCTTGCGATATGAGATTCAGCCCCGCAAGATTCGTTTTTTTGCCTGTGGCGAATACGGTCCCAAGTTTCAACGACCGCATTACCACCTTCTGATTTTCGGAGAGGATTTTTCCGATGACCGCGAACAGGTTGCCGAACGAAAGGGCAATCCCATCTACCGTTCCCCCACATTGGAAAAGTGCTGGAAGTTTGGCTTTAGTTCAATTGGCGCAATTAGCACAAAAACAGCTTTTTATACCGCTCTTTATGTCACAAAGAAGTTTCGAGGCGATGATGAAGAGGTCAGGCGTCACTATGAAGTTTGTGATCCGGATACCGGAGAACTGCATACCGTATTCCCCGAGTTTTTACGCGCGTCAAATCGCCCCGGACTTGGTGAATCGTGGCTCCATGTGTATCGCGAGGAATTGCTTAAGGGATTTGTAACCATTGATGGAAAGCCTTTCTCGATTCCCAGGTATTACATGAAGGTCCTGGAGCGTGATTACCCGGATTTGTATCTCAAGGTTTTGGCAAAGCGTGAGGAAGCTGGAAAGCGTTTTGCCAAGCAGTGGCATGAAGGCGAACGCCGTGAACGTCACATGCAGGTAGTTATCAACAATCGACAACAGAGGAGTTTTGAAAATGGCGCATAAGCTATTCGCAGTATTCGATAAGGCCGCTCTGACCTATGGTCTCCCGGTCACCCTCAAGACCTATGATGAGGCGAAGCGTGCTTTTGCCGAAGTTGTAAACGGTGAGGGTAAGATTCATGACTATCCCGAAGACTTTAAGTTGGTCCACATTGGCGACTATGATGAGACCACTGGTGAGATTCACGCACAGGTTCCGCCGATGACGGTTTGTCATGCAACTGAGCTTGTGAATGACGGTCACTACGACCAGGAAATTGCACGCATCAATGAGGAGGTAGCAAATGGCTAAGCGTTCTTCCAATCAGCACATGTTTTCCCGTGTACCTGCACCCAAGATCCCGCGCAGTAGCTTTAATCGCTCGCATACCTACAAGACCACGTTGGACGCTGGTTATCTGGTGCCCTTCTTCGTCGATGAGGCTTTACCAGGAGACACCTTCTCATTGAAGATGTCTGCCTTTATGCGCACGGCAACACTGCTCTATCCCATCATGGACAATATGTATGTGGATGTTTTCTTTTTCTCGGTGCCCAATCGTCTCGTATGGGATAACTGGCAGAAGTTCTGCGGTGAACAGGTTAATCCGGGTGATTCAACTGACTATCTTGTGCCTACTATGTCTCCACCTGCAGGTGGCTATCAGGTAGGTTCGATTTTCGATTATTTCGGTCTGCCTACTGAGGTCGAAAACTTTGAGCATTCGGCTTTGCCTTTTCGGGCTTACAACCTAATCTTCAATGAATGGTTTCGTGATGAGAACCTGATTGATTCGAAGGTTGTGAATACGGGTGATGGTCCTGATTTGGATACTGATTACGACCTTTACCGTCGTTGCAAGCGTCATGACTATTTCACTTCGGCATTGCCGTGGCCCCAAAAGGGTCCTTCAGTAGATTTGCCGCTTGGAACAACTGCTCCGGTTGTTTCTTCAGGTGATGGTATCCCGCTTTTTGACACGGCTGATGGTCAGGTTACTGCTACTGATTTCCACCGTGATGGCTCGCAGTCTTATGTTGCTCATTCTGGTCTTGCCGGCAATGTTTCTCCCTTTGTTTGG